GACAATCATGGGCGGTCCCGCTGCCGACGATACTGCGACCGATGCAGTGGCGAAAGCAATCGCCAGAACTGCAGGGTTCAATCACGAAGGAATCGTTAACGTCGGAACCGGCGTGGAACTGGACGGTGAAATCTATTCGTCCGCACAAGTCGCGCCATTCGTCGCCGGACTGATCGCCGGCCAAAAGTTGTCGGAATCGACGACTTACGCCGCGACTGCGTTCGACGACGTGACCAGGCGCTGGACCCACAGTGAGCAGGAAGACGCCGTCAGAAACGGTGTATTCATCCTGTTCCATGACGGCACGATTGTGAAGCCGCTGCGCGGGATCAACTCCCTGATCACCCTGCGGCAGGGGCAGAGCAACTTCTTCAAGAAAATCCGCGCCATCCGCGTCATGGACGCCATCAACAGCGACCTACAGACTGCTGCTGAAAAGAACTACATCGGCAAGATCAACAACAACGAGGAGGGCCGACTGGCCCTGATCGCCGCCTGCAAGCAGTACATGGAGGTTTTGGTTCAGGGTGGAGTCATCGAAGCAACAAACTGGGACGTTTACCTCAACCCGACATATCACGGCAAGAACGCGACGATCACGCCGGAACCGGACCAGGTGTTCATGAACTGGACCGCGCGCATGACGGACGTGATCGAACAAATTTTCGGCACCTTCCTGGTGCAGTAAGGAGGAATGACGAATGGCTGGAATTGATAGCTTGAACGTCGTCAACGGCCACTATGGGGCGGTATTCCACGAAGGCGCCTGGTTGGCCAATTTCAACAAGGGGAAGGCCGATGTCGACATCCAGAAGGCCGAACTAAAGTTGTCCGGCGACCGCTGGATTCGCCACAAGGTACTTTCACTGAAGGGAACCGGCAGCATATCCGGATACAAAGTGACTAGCGAGCTGATCCAGTTCAACACTCCGGTCGCCGACAGCAGAAATGTTTCGGTTCGGACCGAGCTGGTCATGAAACTGGATGATCCGGAAGCCTACGGAGTCGAGCGGATTCGACTGATGAACGTTATGTTCGATAAAATCCAGCTCGCCGACTGGGAGGCCGGCAAGGAAGTCAACGAGGAATGGGCGTTCACCTTTGAGGGATACGAACTGCTTGATCCGATCGAGGCAACCTGATGAGCGAATACGAGTTCCCTACCCTGGGTGAAATCCTGTCGGGAATAGCGAGGAGGAACAACGATGAAAGAAAATGATAAGCTGGTTTCCGAGTTGACGGACGAGGAAGTTCTCCAGCGCATGCTGGACGTTGACGGAGTGCCGGAACGGACGGTCACGCTGAGACGAATCGGCATCCCGGTGACGGTAAAGGGGCTGACCGGAAAGCAGGTGTTCAGCCTGCGAGAGCGCTGCACGGTAACGGTTAGCGGCAAGCGAGGCCAAACACGTCGGGACCTGGACGAAGAACAGTTCAATAGTGCCCTGATCGCCGCCGCAACCGTCAAGCCAAATTGGGGCGATGCAAAACTGACGGCAAAATATCGAGCGTCCAGCCCGGAAGAGGTCATCAAGCGCCTGCTTTTGGCCGGCGAGATCGCGCAGCTTGGCGACCTGGTCTTGGAGCTGTCCGAATTCAACACGGAGCTTGAAGAAGTAAAAAACTAATCAGAGGTGGCGGACTGGCTTGGACGATGCACGCTCTATTCGTCCGCCACCACATTCGACCCGGTGAATTCTGGTCGCTGCCGCGCGGTGAGCAATTGCTGTTGGCGGCAAGCCTGGAAATCGAGCTCGAAGACGAGCAAAACGAACGGGAGAGAATAAAGAAAAACCATGGCAAATGAAAGCCGTTATTACAGACTGGGCATAGTCGTGGATCTCCAGGACCGCATGCAAAGCGCCCTGGAAAAAGTGACCGGCACAGCTGAAAAGTTCGAACAGCGCTTAAAAAACACTTCGCGGGCCGCGCAAACGCTGGACCGGCAAAAAATATCCCCGCTCATCGAGGGCAGGGACAATTTGACCGGCCGCGTTTCCTCGGTTCGCAATGCGCTGCGATCGCTGACGGCTAAATCTTGGACGGTTACGCTGCGGGCCAAAGATGAGGTTTCGCGGATTACCGGCCGCGTCGGCAACGCATTGTCGACCCCGTTAGGCATGCTTGGGATCGGTACGGCCACGCTCGGGGCGGGAGCCCTGGTCGGAGGCAGCCTGAACAAGGCCATGGACTTTGAAGCGCAACTGTCGAGCATCAAGGCTTTGACGGGCGCAACCGGCGAGGAAATGGCGCGCCTAAAGGCACTGTCTCTGAAGTTGGGCGCTGACACGAAGTACAGCGCCCTAGAGGCCGCGCAGGGATTTGAGGAATTGTTGAAGGCCGGCATGAGTGTGGACCAGGTATTCAATGGCGGCGCTGAAGCTGCTTTGAACCTGGCCACCGCCGGCGGCCTTGGATTGGCCGAAGCTGCGGAAATTATGTCTACGGCCATGAATGCTTTTAAGGCCGACGGGCTGAGCGCGGCGGAAGCGGCGAATATTTTGGCTGGCACCGCAAACGCCAGCGCGACTGGCGTTTCCGAACTAAAATTTTCACTGGCGGCAGTTTCAGCTGTGGCCAGCGGCGTCGGAATGAGTTTTCAGGATGTAAACGCCGCTCTTGGCGTTTTTGCAAACAACGGCCTGAAAGGGTCGGACGCCGGAACGAGCCTGAAAACAATGTTAATGAACTTGATCCCCGATAGCAAAAAGGCCATCGCCGAATTTGGTCGATTGGGCCTGCTGACCGAGCAAGGAACCAGCGCGTTCTTTGACCAGGAAGGCCGACTGAAATCCCTGACGGATATCGCCGACCTGATGCGAAAATCAATGTCGGGAATGACCGACGAGCAGCGACTGCTATCAATGCAAACAATGTTCGGTTCGGACGCGATCCGCGCCGCAAACATTTTGTACAAGGAAGGCGCTGACGGGATCAAAAAGTTCACGGACGAAATGAAAAAAGTCACGGCGCTGGACGTGGCAAAAGAAAAGATGGCCAACGCCAAGGGGGCGATCGAGCAGCTTTCGGGGTCTTTCGAGACACTGCAGATTCGGGCCATGACCCCTTTTCTCCCTCTTGTTTCCCGCATCGCCAACGGGATCGGCGACACTTTGGACGGAGCGACAGATGCGGTGGTCACGAGAGCGGAAGAACTGGCGGGGAAAATCGGCGGTTTTTTGGATGAGCTGGCAAGCGACGAAAAGTTTCAGGCCATGGATTGGGGAGACAAAATCGTCTATGTTCTGGATCGCATGATCTCTGCAATTGATCAATGGTCCAGCGGCCCCGGTGGCGAACAGCTAGGGAAAGTGTTCACCAAACTGGCCGAAATCGGCATGCGGTCATGGATGGCCGCGCTGAGCGGTTTAATGAAAGGATCTCTGAATTCCCTTTTGAGCGGCAACATCACCGGCGCTGTCGGGCTGGCCATGGGTGCAAACTTCCTGGGCGCAGGCAGTTTGATCAAGGGCGGCTACGGTCTGGCCAAAGGCGCTGCTGGGAAATTGTCCATTGGGAAAACAGCCGCAGCGGCGGCAACTGAGCCGGCTGGAGCCGGCATAGCGAGCACCGTTTCAACGCCAAAAACGGTCATGCAGGCAGCTGCGCCACCGGCGGCGAGGATTTCCCCCGGATACAAGCCGGCCGGTGCTGATTTTTGGGCCGGAGCCGACCTCGCCAAGGTTGAGGGAAGAAACAATATTGTTTCGATGAGCAACACGGGGAAATTGCAACGTTATAACGAGCTTCAAACCGCATTTGAAGGGCTGCCTGGACAAAAGCAAACCGTCTTCCAAAAAGGAGCCGAACAGTTTAGAAACATTACCGAAAAGATTCGGACACTGACGAGCGGAACAAAAATCGGCGGGATCATTGATGGCGCAGGAACGCAAGGCGGCAAGGCCGCCGGCTGGCTCGCAAGTCTTTCAAAGTCGCCGATCGCCGCCTTGGCTAAGCGGGCTATTCTGCCGGTCGGCCTTGGTATCGACGCATATGGGGTGGCAAAATCGGAAAACAAAGTTCAGACGGCTGGTGGCATGGCCGGGCGCTGGGCAGGCGCCTGGCTGGGAGGAAAGGCTGGCGCGGCCGGCGGCGCTCTTGCTGGTTCTGTGGTCCCTGGTCTTGGCACGGCGGCCGGGGCCCTTATCGGCGGGATTGGCGGCAGCATTGCCGGGTTCTTTGGCGGTGGCAAGATCGGCGACTATTTAGGGTCGCTGGCTTCAAAAGTTGATTTTTCGGCGATTAAAAATAAGTTGGCGGCAACAAAAGACGAGTTCTCTGCTGCAATCGGAGCGTGGTTCGACGCGCTGCCGGAGCGCGTTGGGTATGCGGTGGGCTATTCGTTGACATGGCTTTCCCAACTTCCGTCGAGGGGCGCTGCGTATTTCGGCCAGCTTGCCGACGACGCGGAATCATATATCGCAGCGCTGCCGGACAGGCTTGCAACCTGGTGGGCGCAAACATACAGCGACGCTTCTGCCTGGGCTGCCCAGACGGTGGACGGAGTGACAAACTGGTTCAATTCACTGCCGTCGCAAGCGGAAACGGCGTGGAACCAGCTTCATCAAACAGTAGAAGCTAAATTGCAATA